TATCTACGGCGCGTCAGCGCGAGCTTGTGAGACGTTAGCGGTAAAGTTCGCTCGCGACTATACGTTCTCCGCTGACGGCGCATCGTTTCAGAAAGGATCAGTAACGCAGATGTATATGGCGCAAGCAAAGCGACTTCGTCGACGTGCCGATGCAACGACTGTCGTGATGCCTCGTCGCGTTGATGGATACAGCGTATACACCGACAGCGATGAAGTGACGGGACTGAATATCCTCGACTCAGGAACTGGCATGTTTGGTCGGTACTCTGATGGTTAATCGATTATTGCAAAATAATGACTTGTCATATTTAAGGGACGAAGTCATAAAAACGATGCCTGACACAGTCAACATCCAAAGGCAGTCGCGAGTCGCAGACGGGCAAGGAGGCTTTACGACGAATTGGTCTAATGCCTATCAGAACGTCGCGGCGCGTATCACTCCAAGTGGCGGATCAGAGTCTATCGACGCTGGTCGCCAAGACTTGCAAGCTGACGCGATGCTGACAATAGCGTATGACCAATCTATCGAGCAGACGGATCGTGTGATTCATTCAAGTGGTACTTATGAAGTGCGATTCATTGAAGATGGAAAAACGTGGTCGACAGCAAAGCGATGTCAGATGCGCCGATTGTAGGACTACAAGAGTCACGATGTCAGAGCAAAAACTGTCACATGCTTTTAGCGAAGACCCGCTTGAGTGCCAACAGTCTTGTGGAAATAAAGTGCCGAAGATGCAATACTATTAACCTGATCCGTCCTGATGAGGACTTGAGCGATGATGTCTTCATCAATCTTGTCCCTGATGGACAGGGTGGCTTTGAGCCACCGACGACAACTGAATAAGAAACTGTCATAGAGGCTCTGTGAAGCCCATTAAGCGGCCTGAACGCTGGCGGAGGGGGAATCATTGCTTATCACAATGTTTAGTCCTTGTTGCCTGCGTAGGGCGCGAGGACTTTTTTAATGCCCAATGAATTTGGTGTCGACGTAACAGTCACTGTTCGACTTGATCCGCGATGGCGGGAACTAGAAAGTCGCTTTCAGCAAGTTGTCGAGATTGCGGCGCGTCACGTCGAGACGAAAGCCAAAGAAGATGTACCTGTCGACACAGGCGCAACAAAGAACTCAATAAACGCAATTCCAGAAGGTGAGCTTTCATGGCGAGTCGGGCCAACGACTGAGTATGCCCCATTCCTAGAATACGGGACACGCTACATGATTGCCCGTCCGTTTCTGATCCCGGCTTTGGAGCAAGAACTCCCACGCCTTAGCCGCGCAATTGAACAACTAACGCAGGAGTTATCTTAATGGCTAATCTGCGAGTCAACTTAGACACTGCTATTTTTAGCGTCCTAAATGTCTCGTCAGTGACGAACGAAGCACTTGGCGGGGTCTTCAATAGCCTCGCGCCTCAAGAGACTGAGCCACCGTTCGTCATCTTTCAAGCGATGTCAAAAGTGGACGATTACTTCGCATATACAGGCAGAGGCGGATCAGCGATTTATATGGTGAAAGCGATTGACCGCAGTCCGTGGCCTAAGACAGCGGGCGACATCGACACTCAGATTGATTCGGTCATGCAAGATGCCTCTTTAAGCATCACTGGACATGCGTTGCTGTCGTGTCGACGGGAATCTGATTTCTATCTTGCAGAGGATCAGAACGGGGTAATCTACCAGCACATCGGAGGGCTTTATCGCATCATCGCAGATGAAAGCTGATCCCGGATCGGGAACTTCTTGCATACATCATTGGCAGATTGCAGAGCCTGACGGCCCAACGAGTGAAGGCGTTTGTAAGAACTGCGGAGAAATGAAAGAGTTCTTCAATTCGATTTTTGTGGACAGTCAACACATAACCCTGGAGAAAGAACATGACCCAGAGGCGCAAGCGCGTGGCAAAGAATGGGGCAGATGGCTCGGAGGGTGAAGTCTGGTATCTTGCGCTTCGCAAACTTCACATCGCGCAAGGCCCGGGAGTTAAGCCGTCATCTATTCGCTTCTACCCAGGACAAAGGTTTGCCTTGGACGGAAATGAGTTTGTGGATATTGAGGCGTTGCTTAGAACAAACTCCGTCAAAATCTATGAAGACGCAGATGCAGAATGGGCGGCGATGCGGTTAGCAGAAGCACCGCAACAACCCAGAAGGAGAAGGAACAGTGGCTAGAATCTCAGCAAAAAGTGCGGCATTGCTTGTCGACGAGTTCGACTTCAGCGGGGTCAGCAATTCGATGACGCTGAACTTCACAGAAGCTCCTGCCGATGTGACAGCGTTCGCCGATACAGACACGACCTACATCCAAGGTAAACCAGGGTTCGATTTTGAAGTCAATGGGCTATGGTCAACTGCCAGCCCTAACTATGACGGCGAGATGTTTACCGACTTGACTGCCACCAATCGACGTGTCGGCATTTACCCTGGTGGTCTATCTGATGGTAACGTTGGCTATGAAGGAGCAACCAATATCAGTGCATCGCCAAGGATCAGCACAATCGGAGATGCGATTGCTTGCAACGTATCCTGGCAGGGCGCAAGCGCACCCTTTCGCTCGACGCTTCTGCGATACGCCACCGACAGTTCTTCTGCCAACGGTACTCAATACACCTTGGGAACAATCGCCGCGTTGAACACCATCATAGGCGTTCTGAGGTTGATTGAAATAAGCGGATCAGGAAACAACACGCTGGACGTGAAGATTCAGTCTGACACTTCGGGGTTTAGTAGCGCGTCAGACCGACTGACGTTTACCCAGTTGAATCAGGGAAGCGGGGCAACATTTGAAACCCAGACAGCGGCAGGCCCAGCAGGATCAGACAATATCTGGCGCGTCGTTGTAACCATCGGCGGTGCTGGTAGTCGTTCATTCAAGATTGCTGTTGGCTTCGGCTACTACATCACATAGGAAGTTCTATGCCTAAAGTAACAAAGGCAGGCGTGACATTCAGTGGTTATAACAAACCAAAGCGAACGCCGAATCACCCAACAAAAAGTCATGCGGTTTTAGCAAAAGAAGGTGCGACGACCAAGCTGATCCGCTTTGGGCAACAAGGGGTTAGTGGCGAAGGTAAGTCATCTAAATCTGACAGCAAAGCTGACAGGGCTAGGAGAGCATCCTTCAAAGCACGACACGCGAAGAACATAGCCAAAGGTAAAATGTCAGCGGCCTATTGGTCTGACAAAGTGAAATGGTAGGAGGATCGTATGGCTAGAACACACGGAAAGGATACCAACTTCTCCTTCAATGGGGTGGCAATCGAGGACGAGCTTAATTCTGTTTCGATGTCTGCAACTGTTGGAGAAAGTGAAATTACTGCTTTTGCTGATGTCTATCAGAACTTCATCGCTGGTAAGAAAGATGTTTCGTTCGATGTAAGTGGCGCGCTTGACGCTGACTTCTCTGGCGACGGCGACGCGACAATCTTCGACCATATCACTTTGACATCGGGGCCAAAGACTTTGATTTTTGATCCTGACGGCGCAGGGCCAGATACCAACAGCCCTGAATATACTTGCACCTCCAGCGGGCTAACGGGAGCGATATGCAGTAGCTATTCGATCCAACTACCCGTAGGCGGGGCGGCAACATACAGCGCAACATTTCAATGCTCAGGCTCTACAACTAGAGCGGTTTCATAAGGAGGAACCAGTATGGCTCGCACACATGGAAAGGACGCAGATTTTTCGTTCGATAGCGTGGCCCTGGAAGATGAGCTGAATAGTGTCAGCTTAAACTTCACTGTCCCAGAGGCAGACATCACCGCCTTTGCTGACACCTATCAGAACTTCCTGGCAGGCAAGCCGACAGCGACTTATGACATCGCTGGATTCGCAGATTTAGCCTCGTCCCAAGGCGACGCGACCATCTTCGGAGAGCTTGGTTTAGAAGGCGAGGAAATCGATTTTGAGCCTGATGGAACGACGGGTTACAACGGGTTTGCCATCGTGACTTCTTACTCGATTTCCAGCACCGTCGGAGGGCCGATTACCTACTCCGCATCGTTCCGTCATAACGGTGGATCAGCCGCCGCTGACGCCGCCGCTCCGACCCGCGGATAGGGTCTAAATTAGGGTCAAATCTAGGTGGTGGTTCCTTGATGGTTAGTATCACGATATATGGCCTGGGCAGATGTGTCATGGTGTCATACAATCACTTGCCAACGATAGGCCACCACCTAGAAAACGGCTCACAGAGCCAGGAAACAGGTGGCGGGAAAACCTGATTTTCTGTCATATTGATAATAGTAATAACCTATTATCCGAAATGATAATACGCGCCAAAAATAAGGAGAGGCTCATGAAGCCCAAAATACCAGCAATAAAAGTGTTGTCTGATGATTGCGCAATCAACATTGGACAGGTCGTTGAAGACGGAGAAATTAAGGACACTGGGGTCGCGCATTTTGTCCATAAAGGGGAGTGGGTTGAGGTGTTGCCAGTGATGTCAGTTAGGGAGGTTATGAACATTTCACGGTTGCAAAATACCGCCACCAACTCCAGCCAACTTGATGAGAATCTAACCTCGCTATGTAAGGAATTATCT